AAACCCATTTTCTAAATATTTTTTTTAACATATTAAAATAACCTACTATACATTATCATGTCTTTCTTATTGAAGGAATATTTTTTTAATACACCTTCCCTTTTAAAATATATATGTTCTATCCATTTGACACTACGAACATTGTTAGCACTTACAGTTACATGTAATCTATGTAAATTTAGCTCATCAGCTGCTAACTCCATAAACTTTAATGATCCTTTATGAAATTTAAGTTTCCATTTTTGTATTAGTTTTTGATCTGGTATTAACCATAACTCAGCAACTCCAGGCCATTGTGGTACAATACCAAAACAAACTATAGGCCTACCTTTATCTAGTACAGTAAATCCATATCCTTGTTTTGTTGCTTGATCTAAGTAATCTCTATACCCAGGTATATGATTGAGATGGTCCTTATCTTCCTGGTATAGATCCATAATTTCTAATAAATATGATTTGAATGGCAAAACAATCATGTCTTTACCATCAGCACCAAATATATTTTCAAGTGTTTGTAATCTCATAAGTGGCTCTATACTTTTTTGGTATAACAAACTGCTCCATCCTTTTCTCTGATATTAAAATAGTAAACTCTTTTTTTAAATCCATCTCTCCTCTTCTCCAAACCTTGACTAACCATTTTCTTTTTATTTCTTTATTCATCCCTATTTCTATTAATTATATAATAAGCTATGATGGTAGCTACGATTATAGCAGCTATGCCTACAAACAACATTCCAATTCCATAACCTATACTCATGCGAATATATCAAACTCTGTACTAGCAACAGATTGCTTAAATTTATTATTATTACCTCTTGTTAATCTTCTATGCTCACCACCACCTAACAACAAATACATAAACGCATCACCTACATGCGAATGTTCATTCTTGTTTGGAGCATCTCTATATCTCTCACCACCAGAGATCTGTACTCTTTTAAAATGATAGCCACCACTTAATGACTTTCTTAATCTTTGACATCTCTTATCTACAAGTAATCCTGGTTTACCTTCTATCAATCTATTCATAGGCATAGCACCAGCCTCTCGTCTTACTCTAAAATCATTTGATGCAGTTGGTCTAGCAGTCAATCCTATAGATCTTAAATGATCAAAAGCTGTAACTTCATAGATCTCATCTCTTTTCATACCAGCTGGATCTCCATGGACCAGGACCTCAAACTTAGGAAACTTTGTAGCTAGTTCTGATTTTAACATTTCACCAAATCTTTCTAATCCCATATCAAAGGTTACTAACTCATGTAGAATATTCCAGGTTCCTTTTTTTGTTTTCTGTCCAAATATTGCAGCTGGTGTTAAACCAAAGTCCACACCTACCTGGATAGGTAATCCTATATCTGGTTCTAAGAAATCTACAGCCATTAATGTATCATCATACTCTGACATAACTGGCTTACCTTCTTGTACATAAGTATATAAGCCTTGAGCATAACATCTAATCCAGTCTAGGTTTTTACCGAGTAGAGTTTGCTCATAGTAACCAGTCGGTAAATTTTTTTTATTTTCTGCTTTTGGATTTGTCATCCACCATTTCTTTGCTGACATAACAAAACCATTTGCCTCTGGATTATCTGGTAAATCTTCTTTGCTATATTCTACAACTGCACCTGGCTGCTTATAAAACTTCCAAGCAAACTTACCTTTCATCTTTTCTTTCTCAGCTAATCTATACCACCAATGATCATCATCCATTGGGTTAGTATCCATGATGATACCTCTCCAGGGTTTGGCTCCACCATCTGATAATGTAGGATACCTTCCAACTCTATGTGTTAATCCATCTATAACAGCCTTAGGTAATTCTCTAGCCTCATTCACCCAAGCACCAGTCAATTCCATAGATAAAAGTTTTCTAACATCTTTTGGTTGATCAAGAGCTAAAAATATAACTTCACAATCTATACCTGGAGCATTGTCTCTTGATGGTAATTTTATGTGATGTGTTAATGGAGGGCTCCATCTAAATGGCCCCCAAATGTTTTCTGGAAATAACTCTTGCCAAGTTTTAATAGTAGTTGTCCTAAGCTCTGGATAAGAATTACGAACTACAACAAACCTAGAATACTTGATCCCATCCTTAGGACTGGCCACTTGCTGGACAGCTTTCAACATTACCTCAGCTGCACATGCGTATGATTTGCCAGATCCAACTGGCCCCATCAATCCTCTTACAAATGATTTGTCTTGTAGAAACTTCCAAACTGTTTGTGATGTAGAAAAGTCTAGCTTTAGATTTGTTATTGCATCACTCATTCACATATACATCCATATAGATCACCACTACCATCATTCATTACATGTCTATTTATGGGAGCATCATGATAGGTTGTCAATTTCAATCTTATTATATCACAAAGCTCAAAGCAATCTACTGCTGTTAATAATGTAATATTGTGTAACATTTCTTTTGTAACTGGAACTAAACTATATAAACCATCATATAAAATAATTAAACTCACATTCCACCTCTATTTCGTCTTTTCCAAGATCTCTTTTTATGCTTATTCATACTGGAGAACTTCGGCTTTTTTCTTTTTGATATTGATGTTTTCTTTGGGATCCTTTCGTGGGGCTGTTTGCTTAGATCAAACTTTACTCTTGCCATCATCCTCCTCTATATCAATTATAGGCTTAGTGTCTGGTCCTTGCATTACAATACCTACAACAGAAGGTCTATCACTATCCTCATGTTGTTCTAATAATCCAGCAGCTTTGGCCAACACCCTAAGTACAGCTACCTTGTCATGCAGCTCTACCTCTAACTGAGGGCCTAGTTTTGTCGGAGTAACTTTAATTTTTTTTATAGCTTTGACTGCTGCATCCGATATGTTTTTAGTATCTTTAATTGTAACATTACCTTTATCATCCCACTCCATAATATCGGCAATATTAGCTTGAGCTATATCAACAAGTTCTTTAGCAACACTTTCCTTATTGTGTTCTATGATCTCTGACTTTTGTACTCTCCTCTGGACCACTCGGACACCACCGAAACGATCCAAAGGAGGTTTTACTATTCTTTTTTTAGAATGGGATTGGCTCATCCGATATTCCTTCACTTGCTGATTTTTGGTGAAGAGGTATCTGAGGATCATCTTTATTCTCAAATACTCTAAAGAAAGCTACAAGATCTCCCTTGTTATAATCTTTAGTAGGATCTTTCTTATAGATCTTAATATCCTTAGCACCTGGTACTGATGATCTTTCTTTTGTTTCCTTATCCCAGTTAGATGCGTTCCATTCTTCAATGATGTACTCACCCTCTGGTAAGCTGTATCCTTTCATAACCTTATAGTTACGATTGCTATGTGTCGGTCCACTCATATATTTCCTTTTCCTTTTATGTTTCCTTTTTTAAGTGGAGCTGCTTTGACTAGCCTAGGATGAGAAAGCCTACCCCACTTATATAACTAAAAATAACTAACCCACTATAGTTTTAACCTAGAGAAAGTTATGTGAACATTATAATTGATTTGTAAAATAATTGCAAAAAAATTGTGAGTATCCCCCCCATATATATTACTGCGTGGGGGGGGAGGATGTTGCCTTTTTGTACCAGCTTTGTACGCAAATGTTCTATTCTGTTCTATAATCGTTGCTAGGCCTGGCTTTTATATAATGTAAAGGTTCGTTTACTTTTTATAAACTACCTTATCTTTGTGGACCTTACTACTTTCTTAAGTATATCCTGGACCAGTTCCTTATTGGTAGTAGGCTTAGGTTTTCTAAAGAAAACATCCTTATAAAATACTATTCTTTTAGGACATTCCTTTCTATTATTCCTTCTCCACAATAGTATCTCCTTAATTCTAGCAGCAGCTCTAGCCTCGGTAAGTCCTTCCTTTACCCATTCTGATACCATCTTCTCATCTTCTGTAGTGTACTGGACCAATGTTCCGAAAATCTCTTCGGTTATTCTTACAAACCTATTTAATATGTTTCTGACTATAGGGTATATATGATTGTTCTTTGGGTTGTTATGCATGTACTCTGACTGCATATCTGGATATGTACTGGAGACCATATTAGAACTATTCTTAACTACAGTCTTATGTACTCTAGGTGCATATTTCTTTTTATCCCCACCTTTAGGCCCTACATGTATTTCTGGTTTATCTTCATAAGATCTGTCCTTATCTGGTACCATAGCAAGAGCATCCTCTTCCTTAATCTTAGGATCAAACACCATAAAGTATTTGTTACCTTTGAGGCCAGGATGTTTCTTAGCATAGCGAATATAATCCCACTCAATAAGTTTCTTAATATGTCTTGAAACAGTTGATTGGGTTATATGTAAATTCTTAGCTATAGTTATTTGGTTCGGCCAACAGACACCTTGCCTGGATGTATAGTTACCAAGTGCTGCAAGGATCATGAAGGTTCTCGGATAAGTCTTGAACCTTTTATCTATTACAGCTCGTTGAGGCAGTACACAAAAGTGGCCAGGTGTTCTACCCTTACCATAATCAGCTTTCTTTTTATCACTCATTATCTGGTTGGGCCTCTGACTTTAGCTTTGCCTCAAGTTTGCCAAAGTCGGACCACAATTCTATTCCACTTTCTTTTTTAATATTCCAGCAATTAGTTTTCTCTCTCTTTAATCTTACATGGTGTATAACAGTTGTATGATCTCTGCCTCCACACATTCTGCCAATACCAGCATAAGATCCAGTTGTAAGTGAATTGCATAAGTTTATAAATACAGATCTAGCTCTTACCAAATCAGCATGTCTCCTTTCAGATTGAATATCAGTTGGACTGTAATCAAAGTAATTACAAACTGCATCTAATATATCTGACATCCATACCCTTTTAGCTCTTTCACTTGGTTTAGGTTTATACTTATCTCTTCTCTTCAATACTCTAAGCTCATCCAGGATCTTATCCATTTTACTCTCAAGATATTCTATTCTTTCTTTTGTATTATCTTTTATTGGTTTTGGTTGGATCAATGGTACTGATCTTTGCTGCACATACTCATAGCCAGGTGGTGGCTTGATTACATTATTTGGGATCTTTGTCATTCTTATCCTCCTTTTTTTTAAAACGAATAATGCCAGGGTTCAGTAACTCCTCCAGATCTGCCTCGGTCAAATCCATTGGATCTTTATCCTGGGCCTTTTTCTTTGGTGTCTTTTTCTTAATCATGTCTGTTAGTTCTTTGAGTAATCTCTCAAGATACCAATGGGCCTTACCAGCATCATCTCTAGCTCCTTCAAGAGTTTCAATTTTCTTGCCCATTCGCATGATGTATTTGCAGATATTAAACTTGATAGCTCCAATCTTCTCTGCGTCTGTAAACTGAGATGTTATTGCATCAAAAGTTTGTATTGGATTGTCTTTGTAGTGTGATGGATTTATTTTATCCTTGCTCATTTGATCCTCCCATTCTAGCTGCGTTAAGCATTTTATCTATTCGGTCCTGGATAACTTTAGGTCTTATAGATATTCCCATCTCTAAGATTTCAGAGACTAATGTAGCCATAGGTATTCTCTCTACCTTAGCCTGGTCCTGGATCTTATCTTTTAATTTTTCTGGGATTTTTAAATAGAATGGTACAATCTTCATATTTTTAGCCATTTTTACCTCCTTAAAAAATATTTAAAATATATCTTGTAAATATATAGATAATCCTTATATTAACAATATGAACAAAATAAGACCACTAATAATAACTAACAAAGGAGCAAAGTAATGAGTGCATATCAAGTAGATACAGAGTGTTTAGGTAGAGTATTAAAAGCTATCAGTAAGTCTGGTGCTTATGGTCCTAGATACAAACAAATACATAAACTAAAAGAGGACTACAACAAAAATCCAGGTAAGGTTTTTGATCAGTTGTTAGATCTTAATAGATTTAGTTTATCTGAGAACTATCCAGACGATTACAAAGATTTATTTCATGATGTAAATAAAGATAAAGCTGTCTGGTACAGTAAACAATTAGGTCATAGTGATGCTCAGTTGTATAAGAGCTTACAATGTTTTTCTTATCAATCATGTGAGGGTAAAGCATCTAATAAAAACTTATACAAAACTTTGGATGCTATCAAAGATGTATTTGCTCATGACTTAGCAAGTAAGCATCCTGGTTATGAAGATGCAAAGTGGGGTTAATTATGAATAAACCATTTTTATCTTGGCTTACAAAAAATAAACTTAAAGCAACAGACAAGTGGGTTCCAGATCTGCGTTGTGTTACTGATACAAGTACATTCAGATACTTATCAAATACTGGTTACTCATCTGATCAAGTTGTAGAGAGAGCAGTTGAGGATGGTTGGTTCTTTGTTAATGAGGACCAGCCTCCAGAGCTAACATTCCAAGATATATTAAACAAAGTAGAAGGAGAAATATATGCCTAAGATAGTAGCATTAGTAAGAGTAAGTACAGACAAGCAAGATGTAAACAATCAAAAGTTTGCAATAGAAAAGAAATATCCTGGATATGATATTGCCTGGTTTGAGGAGCCAGGCATATCTGGTGCTAAGTTGTTAAGGAACAGACCAGTATTCCAGGATGCAGTTAAGACAGCTAAGAAATTAGATGTACCACTTGTTGCATATTCTATGAGTAGATTAGGTAGGACCTATGAGGTAGGACAATTCCTGGAAGATAACAAAGGTAAAATAAAATTAGATATTTTAGATACACCTATCTTGGATGATGCAATAGCTGGGTTCCATGTAGCTATCAATAGAATGGAAAGAATTAATATATCTAATAGGACCAAGGCAGCTCTAGCTAGATTAAAAGCTGAGGGTGTTGATCTTGGTAACTTAACTAACTTAGCTGAGGTAAGAGTAAGAGGTCATGCAACAATCAAAGCTAATGCTGATAAGTACGCAAAAGATATTAAAGATATTATTGAAGGCATCAAACTCTCTGGAATAAAAACACTCCAGGGTATTGCAGATGCTTTAAATAACAGAGGTGTCAAGACTTATAAGGACAGAGCTTGGTATCCTACAACAGTAAAAAATGTCCTTGAAAGGGAGGCTGCGTAATGAAAGAGGAAATAATGGACCTTATAACCAAAGGAATAGAGCATGAAAAATCAAAGTATCCAGACTGGGATGATAAAAAAGACAAGATAAAAGTTGAAATAAACTTTGAAGATAACTCTATAAAAATGCACTTTAAAAAAATAAAAAAGGAGGGTTGATAATGAACAGAATATGGACTAAATATATAAACAAGATGAACATAAAAGAAACATTATTGTTTATAGCAGAGGGTGTAGCTTTCTTGTTATGCTTGGCTGCTATCTATTTTATTGTCATGTTTGGATGCGTGATGGTTGATAGTTGTTACTATTACTATGTTCCAGGAGGGGGATCTTGATGGGAGATAGTGGTAGAAAAACATCTTATAAAAGAAAAGAACTAGGAGGGAGTGTTGTTGGCTCCCTCTTAGTAAAAAGTTTCAAGACACCAAACCAAATCTTGAAAGATGCTCTTAATGAGTATGAAGGCAAGGAGGCTACAAATGACATAGCTAACGAACCAAAGGTTGTTGCTGGTAGAGAATTAGAACCAGTAATTTTAAAGATCTTCATGGACCAAGTGAAACCTTTTTGTAATAATAAACAAAAGGTAAAAATGACTGTACCTAATGCAGCTCACTTGTATCAGTTGAAGAATGGAAAACTCGGTAGCTCTTTAGATGGTATGCTACACATATCTCCAGGTAATCTTGAACTCTCAGACTACACAAAAAAAGTCTTTAGCTTATCAAAACAAGTTGTCTTAGAGTGTAAGAATTATTCTGGAGCTGCCGAGGATGAACCTTATCCAGCTTACAAATATCAAATACAACAAGCTCTACTTACTACTGGATGTGAGCATGGTATCTTAGTTAGATTTGTTAGAGGTTGGCAGCTACAATGGTTTGTATATCCAAGAGATCATAAGATGATTGATGAGATTATAAATGCTGGTGAGGATTTCTGGAATAGGTTTGATGGTGTTAGACAAGGACATGATTACTGGTATCCACCTCAAGATACAAAAGAGGCAAGTGAAATCTACAAAGGTAATGGATCTAAAGAGGTCCAGGATATGAGTACCCATAACAAGTTAGGTATATTGATTGAGCAATTTGTATCTGCATCTGCTGATGAGAAAGAGGCAAAGAAAAGAAAAGATGCTGCATCAATGTATATGAAAGAAATTGTTGGAGCTAATGAGGTAGTACAATTCAATAACTACATCATAAGACACTCAACAAATCAGAAAAAGAAAACTAAATCTGTAACCATACCTGGTGAGTTCACTAGCTATAGAAGGTTTACAGTAGAAGGAGGAAAGTAATGACTAA